TGCCCGGAGGCGGTTAATAAGGATAAAGTCTTGGTTTTTTTAGGCAATGCAGACAGTACAAATTACCCGGTTCCTCGGTTGCATTTACATAGTGGTACTTTTCGCATCTGCAAACTGCGTTGTACTGCTTTTGGGCCACCCGCTTCATACGGGAGACGGCGTTGCGGTTTTTATTCATTGCTAATCAGTTTTTTTAGATGTTCAGTGTACTTATTTACCGATTCTTCATTCTCCCACAACTGATACCCATGTGGCTTTTTATTTATTGTTTCGGGCGTTTCTTTTGCAAGGACAACTTTATGAGTTGGAATCATTGCTTTATAAACTTCTGACGGACTGATGTGAAGGGATAGTATCAGGTTTTTCAAAAGAACAACTGGGACGCTGTTTGTGTAAAACTCATCGTTCATCAGCTTTGTAATAATGCCATCTGGGAAACCCAATTCCCGTTCTATCACTTCGGCCTTCAATTCGTTAAGCGTTATAGCCTCTGTCAGTAATTGTCCTATCGTCTTGCTCATTTTACCTCCTTTTGTTTTTGGTATTCCTGATACTCCGATTCGTCTGCTGGTTCAATATCTCCACTAACGGTTGACCACGAATTACCATCTTTTGTAATAAGTTTTTCTACCTTATGGACAACCCCGTTATTGTCTTTTACGTAATCAGGCATTTCGGATGCGCTTCTTTTCTCCCACCACGGAAGGGGCTTGAAGAGATGGGGGAATTTTTCAACAAGCCCGCCCAAATATTCAGCAGTAGCTTTCATGGATAAAAAATCACTGTTGGATAAGTAGTCTCCAACGGTTATAATATTCCCCGATATATAATCCCCGCTTGTATCATTCGGCTCCCCCTCTTTCGTGCCAATGCAAAGCACACGGGGGATTAATAGTTGCTGTTTAGTTAACATTGGTCACCTCCTTTTGTTTTATGTAATCCAGATACTCCTGCTCGGTGGCGGGTTGAGTGTATTCAAGCCGTTTCATATATTTAGACTTTTCAGGTAAAAACTCCCCGAACGTGAGGTTATATTTAACCACTCTTAATACTTTATTTTTTATCCTCACATACTCCGGCATATCCTCCGGCTGCCTTCCTTCCCACCACGGCATCGGGCGAAATAGGTGTGGGTATTTGGAAACGGTATCACGAGTAACTGTAACACCGTAACAGGCTATAAACACATAACCGTGTATGGTCAACTCTAAAATGTCTCCTGTATTTACAGGACTGTTGGGATAGTTCGGATCCCCTTCCTTTCCCCCCACGCACATCACACGGGGGATTAATAGTTGCTGTTTAGTTAACATTGGTCACCTCCTTTGTTTTATCCACGGCCAGCCCCGCAGGATCCACAATCACCGCACCTTCGCCGGGGGAGGCGATCATCACCGGCGCAAACTCGGTATTCAGCAACTCCAGATAGATTTTCTTGTCATCATCGGTCATAAACACGATTTCGGTAACCTGAGAGCCTGGGAATTGCACAATCTCGGTATGCTCAATCCGTTCGTGAACCGTCGCCGGATTCTGCGAAGGATAGGCCAAATGAATGTCAGACAGGTTCAGCCCGTCGTTTTCCATGTCTATCAGTAGTTCAAAAAGTTTTCGTGCGGTCATAACGAATATTTATCAGCTATTATGTTAACTATTTTCAGTGCGGCGATCAGTACGATCAGCAGGATAAGGGGGCGTTTCATGCGTTTTGTATTGTAATTGGTTCGTTGTAATCGGTGAAAAATTCGGTATCCCATGATTCATGATAATACCCTATTTCTTTACTGATTGTAGAACTTGCAACTATTAAAGTACCAAAATCAGGCTCGGTAAATAAAACTATGTTGCCGTTAATTGATTTCATCAGCTTCGGAAACGGTTTAGGCCCCTGCTTTACTTCGGGTGTTTTTACTGTTATCATGATATTGCGTTTTCGTGGTTATCTAAACTAATTACCTTCGCTGCTGTTTCCAGTTCATCCGGCATCAGCAGCCTGTCAAGTTCGTTACGCTCGGCTATCTCTGCCTTTGTTGGCTTCTTCGCAGTCGGGTGCGTTTCCCGGTAGTCTTCGCAAAGCATCGGGTAAATCCAGTGGAAGAAAGCGAACAGGCAAAAAAGGGCGGTCAGGACTACTAAAGTAGTCGGTAGCGTGTAGGGTTCTTGTGGCATGGTTATTTGGTTTTAGGTTTGATTTTGAAGATGGCGACGGTATTATGATCTAATCCAGTAGTGTCGCTTAAGTACCATCCGTAAAACTTTACCTTGTTTAATCCGTGATAATTGCAGCAATCAATTATATCAGGCATTTTGTCTGATAGCCATTCGCAGTACTCTACTTCATAATTAGGTTTCATGTTTTATCGGTTTAGGCTGCTAAGATAGTAAAATATCTTTTACCACCAAATTATTTGCAGACTTTTTTTTACCCGATTATCTTAAACTCCGGTATCGGTATGATAAACTGCCCGCAGTAGCCAACCCCCCGCAGCTTTTTCATGATCTCATCGGCGAAGTTCCATGACAGGATTACAATATAATCCGGCTTTCCCATGTCGAGTATGGAAACAATCGGAATGTGTGTGCCAGGGGAGTACTTCCCGATCTTCTCAGGGGTTTCGTCAATGATGTAGTCCATCGTGCCACAGGTAATCCCGGCGCAGTTCAGCAGGGTATTACCTTTCGCACTGGCGGCAAATCCGGCGATTTTAAAGCCTTTGTTTTTCAGCAGGTTCAGGGTGTCCCTGAATTGGTAAATAGCCTTAAATGAGGCTGCATTAAAGTCCTGATACGTTTTATCGGTCAGGGTTTCTTCATGGTGTAAAAATTGGTCTACGGTTTCGTCGGGGTGTCCGTAGCCAATATGAACCCGTACAGTACCGCCGTGGATAGCGTGCTTTTCAACCCGCATCACGTTTAACCCTACCTTTTGGCAAAGCCGCCAAAGTGGGATAATGGAGAAATAGGAAAGATGCTCAAAGTAGATCGTATCAAATTCGTTATTCTCGATAAAGTCAATCAGGTACGGAAACTCCAGTACCAAAACCCCGGTAGGTTTCAGGGCCGCCTTCACCCCTTCCATGAAGTCGAAAACATCATCAACGTGAGCAAAAACATTGGTTGCCGTGATCAGGTCAGCCCGGTTATCCTGCGGCTCGGTTTCCCGTGATTTTGAATATACCTTTGTCCGGTAATCAACCATCGAAACCCCTATACCAACATCCTTGCCCCAAAACTTATTCAGCGTCGGCACCCCTTTGGCGTGGCAGATAGTGGACAGGTTCACCGCAGGGTCAATATTCAGGATGCTAAGACCGATCTCGCTTTTAAACTCAAGCAGCAAAGCCCCGTCATTCCCGGCAATATCCACCATAAAGGAATCCTTATTCAGGCAGTACCGATCTTTCAGGTCAACCGCCATCCTGCGGCAATGATCCACATACCCTTTGTTTATCGAAGACCGGTACACGTAATGCCCGAAAAGGATATTCGGGTCAACAACAACGGAAAGCTGCGAAAGCCCGCAATCCTGGCATAAAAGAACCTGAAGCGGGAACCGTGGCGAGTTTTGATACACGTTATCGCAAAGATTATTTGATAGCGGCAATTCGCCCAAATCAATATACTTCTTTAGCCTGATCGAACCGCATACACGGCAGTTTTGGTGATTTTTATACATAGATATTTTAATTATGAACTAATAAACAACCTTCCACCTTCTTAAACTTGTCCGCTCCGTAGTGCTGAATCAGGTCGTTAAAGAATAACCAATCAGCACTATGATACTCTACGTTTTTCCAGCCTACAAATTTGGCAAGGCTTGTATTGAGCATCATTCCGGCGCAATCAATATGCCCCCTTTCCAGCTTGCAGTTAATCACATTCCATTTGACATACGAATGTAACATCTTATCACAATATACCCCTACCGTGTTATCATCAAACCCGTTCAAAAGGTATTCAATGTACGTAGGGGCATGGTAGTTATCGCTGTTCGTGATAACCACGTATTTACTTTCTACCTTTTGCAGGTATTCAGACCGGTACGAGTGACCCCAATTCCCCCGCCTTTCGGGTGTTACTATCAGTTTTATTCGTGGGTCGTTAGGTATCTCAACTTCCCCCGGCCCGTCGTGAATAAGCCACAGCTCCCAATTCTTTACCGTTTGCTGAATCAGGGATGAAATGATCTGCGGGTACCCTTTGTAAATAGGGCAGATGAAAGTCACTGTTTCCCGTTCGGGGTTAAATAACCGGTCGTGTTCACTCTGCCTTTTCAGCCGGCGGGTATATTCGCTGTCCCACAACGGGGAGGCAGCATCAGGGGAAACCTGCTTAACTTTAAGTCCCATCCTTTCCACCTGCTCCAAAAACGTGTCCCGGCGGCTGCGGTGTTCAAACTGATAGCAATCTTCTTTGGTAGTCACCGGATCGGCGCAAAAGGTCAGCTTTTCAGCCGTTGAGCGGTCAATCATAAATCCGGTGGTACGGATATGCCGTTTAACGTGGTTTGACACGCACATACAGACCACCCCCGTTCCTGGTTCCATCTGATCGTTAAATTCCTTTATGAAAGTCTTTGACATCGGGAATGTGTCATCCGTAACCCATAACAATCGCTGCCAATCCGGGAAGTTCAACCGGCCCCGGCAAACGTCCTGAAAGGATCCAATGTCATACCCGATATTTGGCCGCTGAATATAAGTGACATTATAAACCTCGCAAAGATGCTGATACTGCCAATCCTCTTTATCCGTGTTGTGAATAACGACTAACTGCGTATCGGTCTGATCGCACTGGCTCCAGCACTCTAACCAGTGTTTCAGATTATCGTAACGGTTGTAAACTACTATTACTAAGTGGGTCATTCGGTAATTATTTTATTTACTCTTTCTGATTCTTGTTTACCGTGCATCATTTCAATTAATGCTATCATTTTTTCATAGTCCATTGTGAATTGAAAATAAGGCAAACCTCCATTTTCAAGGTCATTCAAAATTAATTCTATTTCTTTTTTTATTTCTTCTTCATTTTCTGCTAAAATTTGTTTTATCAACCCTTGTTTGTCAAGGTTGTAATGTGTTACATTTTCACAAATCGTATTGTAAATTAAGTACTTCCCGTTAGGCTGTTTTATAATCTGCTTACTCATATCTCGTATTTTGATTTTTTCGGGTAAAGTTCATTCATTACTCTTTTCATGTCATGGCATACGCCGTAATCGCCGATTGAAAAGAATTTGCGGTCTGCCAGCTTCGCCAGGATTTCACGGTACTGCATCGGCTTGTTTATTTTCAGGTCTGTGATTTCAACGGTCTGCACCCCTGCAAATCCGGCGTATAAAGATTTTAGCACATACTCGTTTTTGGTAGGCATCCACCCGCTTATACCTATCCAAAAGCCTTTCCAGTAAAGGATTGGCGTGTGTACATCGCAGTACGGGTATTCAAGCGGAAAAATATCCTGCAATAACTCCAGCGTATTTTTACACGCCGCTTTGTAGTGACCATGCCGCCGGTTATATTCATCTTCCAAAGTACCGGATGCGTAGTTTTCAATATCGGTAACATCCATATCCTGCAAACAGAAATGGTCGTCGTTCATAAACAGGAAACAATTACTTACCCGCTCATCATTCACCGCAGCCATAATCTTAGTATAGATGCTGTACTCTTTGCGGAATGGAACGTCCTTGCATGGTATGTGAATGACATTGCGAATCCAATCAGGTTTTTCACCGACTATAAACACATCGCCGATGCCGCTGATTTTTGACAGCGACCGCAATGAATACCGCAGTTCATTATTATGCCATTTGCTGCCGGTTCCGATCGGGTAGACGACTGAGATCATAAGATAAATTTTGACCATTGATCAGCCATAGCGAGCGCAATTCCTGTGAATGTCTTTGATCTTTCATTTTGACTTATGTTTACAAAATGATACTTTTGTCCTCTTTTTTTACCTCCAGTATTGCTTGGTAAATACGGCTTATGGTTGATTTTAATATCAGTTGGATTTAGTAATGGTAAATTTTTCAGCCATAATAGCGTTCGCTTGCTAAATTCATGCCCATATTCGTATGGTTGTATCTCTTGGTCTTGCTTTGGCAATTCAACTACTTTCAATGGTGTAGGATTTTCAATAGCAATATGTTTAATTGGTGAATTAAGTAGGTGTAAAAAAAATTGCTTTGCTTTAATTGCTTTTGCATATCTTTCTTTGCACAAATTTCCTTTCGTTGGGTACATCCATCTTGCTCCAGCCCTACTTATATAAGTACAAGGCGGGTGCGCAATCATCATGTCATATTTCCCACTGTACGCTTCGGCTATTGCATCGCCCTTGATGTGCCATTCTGGATGCCCGCCGCTGCAATCCTGTATATCGCAACTATAAGCCTCAATTCCTTTTGCCCGGAACGCTTTGCAAACTGTTTGGCTTTCTTCGCACGCTATTAATACTTTCATTCCGCTAAGTTGGTTGAAATTGTTTTACCGTCCAAATAATTAGGCGGGTTTATTTTGTAACCGTGATAGTTTCCCCGGACAGCAGCGCATCGACAAGTAGTTCAAGGTTGTCCCGTTGCCCCGGTTCGAGCATGACCACCTTTTCAGCGATTGCCGGGACCGCCCACACGTCCGACTGCCATTCGGCTTTTATCCCATCCCGGACCACCTGCGGCAAAAACGGGTGAGTCGTCAGGTCGTTAACTATCCAGTTTATCCGTGTCAGATAGCTTTCTGCCAGCTTTGCGCCTTTCGTGCATGGGTGTTCGTTCCTGAATGAAATCAAATGATCGTGCGCCTGTTTGAGTGCGTGAACCGATCCGATTATGTTTGCGCCGCCTTTCATAATAAAGTAAGCTGTTTTTTTGATTCAACAACTGCGGCCATGTTTTTCTTTGCAATATCGTAGTATGATTCTTTCAGTTCAAATCCGATACCTTTGCGGCCCATTTTAACGGCCTGATAAACCTCGCTTCCAATTCCCATAAACGGGGTAAATACTGTATCTCCCTGGTTCGTGTAAAGGTGGATGGCCCTTTCGATTGTGTCTAATTGCAGCGGGCAAATATGCTTCTCATCGTTATCATCACGGCCATCACGGAACCCCTGCAAAGTGTTCGAATAGTTAATGTCCATCCAAACAGGTGAAGCGTATTTTTGCCATGTGTCTACATTTATGGTGCATCTTACAGGATCAGTCCTTTCTCCGTCCTTTCTGAATATCATCAGGTAATCAGGTATTCCAACCCTGCTCATTGTACTATCCTTTTTTACCTGCTTATGAAGCAACCCTAATGCCTTAGTCCGCTGCATTTCAACAACTGGATCTTTCCAAATAGTGACCCGTGAATGATAAATAAACCCGGACTGCTCAAATGCTTTCAGGATAAGACCACTGAAATCACGAAGCCCGATAAATCCTTCTTTACCTTTCTGAATAGGTAAGTCCATGCAATGGACGGCAACATTACGGCCAGCCTTCAAAATACGGTGAATACCTGAAACAAGGAACCCAAACTGCGTAAGGAACTCTTTATAGTCCTTTGAGTTTCCCATGTCCTCTACATGACTGCTGTATGTATAAAGTTCAGCGAAAGGCGGGCTGAATATCGAAAACCCTACACTCTCATTATCAATTTCATCAATCAACTGAACACAGTCACCCCGTTTAATTTTGTACCATTCATTTTCAACCGGATCAGTATCGTAGTCCGATTGTTGAAGCGTTACGTTATTAAGGTTTGCATTTATAGCTTTGCTCATTTCGTCTTGCATGATTTCAAATTGTTTTTGTTTTGTGTCTATTGAAAGTTTTACATTCGACATTGTATCTGTTGTAATCAGGTAGATATTTACTTCATTTTTCTGACCGAAACGGTATGACCTTCGTATAGCCTGATAAAGACCCTCAAATGAAAAATCCAATGAAGCAAAAATCTGATTGCGGCAGTTTTGGTAATTCAGACCAAATTGGGCAATCTTGGTTTTAGTAATTAGTACCCTGAACTCATTATTAGCAAACCCCAATAACATTTTTTCTTTGTACTCCGGGCTGTCTGACCCTTTCACCTCAACGGAACCAGGGATAAGCCTTCTAAGTTCGTCGCCCTCCTCATTCTGTTTAATCCAGATGATAAAATTCTCATCAGTCGTTTCATTAACCAGCTTAACGGCTTCGGAAAGTCTCTCGATCTTTGTAAGCCTTAACTCCTGATTAAAGTTGGTAGCTGAAATAATAGCATCGTTAAATAGCGTACCGTTATCACGCTTCGGAGTAGTTATTTGTTTTTCGATTATATTCAGCGAAGGCAGGTCATACCCTTCCATAGTAAAACCAATATCCTGCGGTTTATTCAGCATGATAGCCCATGTACCAATAAACTGATAAAACAATTTAACGGCATGACCCTTTAACCTCCATTTAGCAGTTTCGCCGCCATCATGAACAAAGTACATTGCCAGCATTTCATTGCGGCTCATAACATCTAAAAACTCGCTATGATTGCCTAATTCCATCGGATCGTTAGGGGAAGGCGTAGCGGTGCAAGCTAACTTATACGGAGTATCTTTAAAACATTCTAAAATCAGTTTCTTTGTCTGACCTTCAAAGTTTTTAAGTATACTGCTTTCATCCAGTACGATACCTGAAAATTCATCCGTATTGATTTTTTCCAGTTGCTCGTAATTGCTCACGTAAACGGCGGCAGGAATTTCGCCTTTGCCGTAATTTTCAGGATGCAGCTTTGTGACTTCAATATGAAACTTATTACCCTCTGAAATAGTCTGACCTGATACAGCAAGGGGCGTTAAAATCAGTACAGGTTTACCTGTATTCATTACTACCTGATGCGCCCATTCAAGCTGCATAAGAGTTTTACCCAATCCGCAATCGGCGAATATTGCGTATTTACCGGAACTCAATGCCCGCTTTACAATGAACTTCTGAAAGTCAAAAAGATTATGATTAAGTGATTCAATCGAAATATCAAAACCGGAATAGATATGGTTTTTAATTTTGGATTGCAAAAAGTGTAGGTAAGTATCTTTGCTCATGTGTAGGTTTGTTTTCTCAAAAATATATAAAATGTTTTACCGGACAAAATTATTCTGATTTATATTTATCACGTAGATAATTCGCCATAGCATCACGGTTTGCCTCTTTCTCACGGTCGGAATCTTCTTTGCTCCATCTGGTGGCGTCACCTGATGAAACGTAGTTTGAGTGCCGTTCCTCTTTAATCCTGACAAGTGCCTGATGCCTTGCCTCACGGTAAACCTCAAATTTTTCCATAAACTTTGGAATGTCCATGCTTTCGTACAAAGCGCCGTACTTGCCACGGATCAGACCTTGCAGGAACAAAATAACGTCCTCAAGGGCCAGCCGGTCCTCGTTTGAGCTGTCTAAAATGGTTTCTGCCAGCTCCACAATCTGATCGGCGTTCATGGGCCGGACAAGGTTCATAGCCTGGAAAGCCTTCGTTAGTGCTACCGTAATCAATCCTAAAGTGTCATTATAGGCATTCTTAGCCATTTCGGGGAGCCTTTCGGGTATAGACAGTATTTCCGGGTAGTTGTACCCTGCGCCGTCTTTAAACGGCTCTAAAGCCTTGTTAATCTCCTGACGGTTGCCGCTGATTAACGCTGCGGTTAAATGCCGCTTGTACATCGTCAAATGTTGGGTGTCCTGTTTTTTTAGTTCCATTGCTGTTATTTTTAAGTTCAAAAAGACCCTTCCACCTGTTTTCAATAGATTGCTGAATTATTGCTTTTGCGGTTTCCTGGTTCCCGCCGGATAGCTTGTAAAGTTTATCAGCCGCCGCCTGTTCTGTTTTCGGGGATCTGTATTTTTCACGGTGTTCCTCACGTTTGTAATCCAGCCATCCTGACCATGCGGAAAAATTTTCACCAAACGGATTTACAAATTCAACTTTATCTCTATTTATATTTTCATTTACATCTTCATTTTCATTTTCCATATGTTCATCATATGTTTTAGATATGTTTTTCATATGTTTGTTAGGTTTTGATACCCTATTTTCCCTTCTCGATTCGCTGTAAGCCTTTCGTTTTAAAATACTTGCAACAACCCATTCAATTTGAAAACCTTTATCAGTTTCGAGCAAAACCATTTTCAGCTCTGAAATTTCATCAGGTGTCATCTTTTTTGTGAAGAAAATAAACTGAGATTTTGAAATACATATGTTTCTCATGTGTTCACACATGATACGGTCATAAGCTACCTGAGAGCGCTCAGAAAGACACTGCGTATCACGCAAATAATCGCCTGGGTAAAATAAAAATGCAGGGTCTTTTGCCATGATCAAAATTTATTTAACCGTTCAATAGCTTCATCAATATTCCGGTAAGTCCAGGCCCACTGCCCGAATGCCTCGTTTCCAGGGAATGAAACGCAATCAAATTGAGTATTTTCTTTGTGCTTAAACACTTCAAATGCGACGGTTTTTTCGCCGTCTTTCTGCATATAAATGTAGCCTTTATCAGTAGCCTTTACCTGATGGTAATCAAATCCGTTCTTCCGGATGTGTTCTCGTAGTGGTGACATAAAAAAAACAAGGGGCATCAGTCTTGCACTCTGATACCCCCGTTTAGATTTGGGAAAACCCATACCGTAGTGCAAGTTACTGTATGGATGAAATATAGGCTAAGTTACCAATTATTCCGAATTATCCAAGTCTTTTTTAAGCAATTCAGACACTTTAAGTAAATCGTTTATTGTTAGCTGAAAAGCAACCTGCTGACTGGTAACTGCGCATCGGCACGTAACGTCAATAATTTCATCAGCATACGGCGTAAACTCAATTACTGTTTCTGACTGATGATCTGTTATTTTATATGTCATATCAAAACAATTTAGGTTGAAAATTTACAGGTTTTACTTTCCAGTATGATACCGTCCGGCCTGTTTGCGGGTCAGTGTCTTTGCGATCCATTACGATCAGTCCGCCGGTGACAAGTTCCCCACGCCTGGGGGTGATCCGGTTGATCGGCCATTGCAGATGCTCGCTGATTTCCCGGTCATTGCATGGGCCGAGTTTGCGGATAGCGATAAACACCACCTGCCGGCAGTAGTCCTTTCCATGCTTATTGCTGTCAAAAGCCGGTTTGCTGCTTATGAAGTCGTAAGGCATGGTTATTCGTTATAAATTATGTGAATGTAATAGGTCTGGTTATTCTTTTGCAGCCGCTTCGCATCGGCGGTAAGTTCTGTAATCGCTTTTTTCCTGTCAGACCGGCGGCTGAATTTCTTAGTTTTCAGACACGCTCCATTGCGATAAAGCGACACGAAACCTTTTACCTGCCCGAATTGCCTACCGTTCGGGTCATTATTTACACGGCCGCTCATTTTGATTGTTGTATTCTTTTCAGCGTTTCCCGGTCAGATAGCTGCTGGTTTGCTTTCAGCATTTCGATGACCTCCGTTGCTCTGCTGCTGCTCATAACGGGTACTTCCATTTCGATGGCTCCCCGCTGCCGGTCTTCAAGCGTTGAAGTAGCTACAAGCGATTCGATATAATAAGCCTGAGCGTCAGATATTGCAAAGTCGCTGTTATCTGCGGCAATGGCTTCGTCAATCTGTGTCATGCGGTCAGTCCGTGGCAGGTACTTGTAAATCCTCTTTATGACCGTTTTACGGGTCATTTCACCGGCATCGGTTATCCATGTGCAGGACTGGATTTTGCCCGCCTTAAAAGCCTTGTAAGTCTCTGACCGTTCCCGGATTTCGTTCACTTCTTCAATGCTCATGTACTCAACCTGGCGGGTACCGTCAATCAGGGTGGCAAGGGCGTAAACACCGGTAACATCGCCCCGTTTGCTGCGGGTAAGTTCCGGCTTATGAATAACCGGATTGCCGTTGTTGGCAAGGTCAACTTCAAAATGAGTGGCCGTGTAAACAATGACCCTAATGGTAGGCAATTCG